TGCTAAGCGTGTGGCATACATTGAGGACTTTACCAAAGCATTAGAAAAGGCGCAAACAGCACAGCGTAAAACTGTGGTTACAATTGCTAAAATAGTTCAGGACGACAAAGACAAAGAGATGCGCAACAAAGCGCTTGCAGACCGTATAAGATTAAACAACGGTTACAGCAAGGCGGGACATTAATGATTGATTTCATTATTTACGGCATTGTTGATAACGCTGTTATGATACTAGGCGCAATGACTGGCCTAGAAGTCGAGCGTTATTTGCCTAAGCGTTTTCAAAAAGGGCTCGGAGCGGTGGTCGGTTCTGGGCTTGGCAACGCTTTGTCCGACTTTTTGGGTGGCGCTAGTACAGCTTCATGGGACTTGGCGACAGGCACGGCGCTAGGCTGTTTGATAGGTTTGGTTTTTATTCCTATTTTATATTATATTGCTAAGCTTAGACGCACACACAAATCACAGTAACACTGATGAGACCTTGACTGGTCGAAACCCTGATTAATTTCAGGGTCTGTTACAATAGTAACTTAACCAACAAACAAAAACGGAAAGGTAGCTTAAATGCAAAATAATGGTTGGCTTTGTGATAATTGCTTATCTAAAAATATACAAATTATAAATGATAAAGATTTTGAAATGGATATTTATTGTTTTGATTGTAAAGAGTACAATTATAAAATTAGTGAATGGTTTATAAATATAAACAAACAAACAAAGGAGCATAAAAAATGATTATATCAAAGTTACATTTACCACTTAATGACAACAACGGCGCTGCACTCACAGAAGTACACGCCAAACTAAAACGGGCTATTGTAAAGATATTCAACGGGTGCACGGTGACTACTGGGCAAGGCGTTTGGATGGACATAGGTAAAATTTACGATGAACCCGTTGCTATCTATGAAATTGCGCACTGGGGTGCAGAATACAAAATAAAGCAATTCATGGAACTGGTGCACGAATATGGAGCAAGGGCAAATCAATTAGCGGTGTATTGTGTAATTGATAAGCATGCTACTATTATTGACATTGTAAAACCTTTTAACAGTCGACCAAGTCCAAGCAGACCAAACACAAAATAAGCAATACTGAAGAGACTTTAATAGTCGAAACCTCGATTAATTTCGAGGTCTATTGCATAAGCAATAACAATCAAACAATGGAGAGTAAATATGTACATAGACAACGCAACTATAGCTGTGCTTGGCACTGAATACGATGCTAAGGACAAAAAGAAAACCGTTAATACACATGATTTTCATTTTAATGATGGTGTACAGTCCAAAGACCTCGCAAGGTTTTTAGATAACCTAGATGAGAGCCACCGCTTTCAAGGTACAGTTTTAGTATCAGTGACAATCGACACTAGGAACGACTAAAAAGCAACACTGACGAGGCCTGAATATGGCCGAAACTAGGCACGCTACAGGTGTGCTTAGTCTGTTGCATGGCTAAAGGAGCGGAGCAAAAATCAATTTACTAAGGAGCGGAGCAAAAATTATGGACATCTCATTATCTTATTTACCATTAGATATTAAAATTGCAATTTTCTTAACGAGCATTGTGATACTTGTGGTATTATACATTTACGACCGATACTATTAAAGTACCCGTAATAGATAGCAAAACATTAACCCACTAATATGAAGGAGTTATAATCATGGCTAAATTAATTGAAAGCATGCCTACTTACAAAGATGAGTTGGCACATGAAAAAGAAATGGCTGAGCTTGGTAAGAATAGAACCAACAAGCGTTTACAGTCACACGTAGAACGAGAAGAGGAAAGTGTTACCAGTTACGGTAAAGTAATGGTAGCTAACACTATACGACCTTTAGCAATGGCTATTGGTGAATGGCTTCAGGAAGCATCTAAGAAAACGATTGGTAAACCACCAATTGCTTTTGTTAAGATGTGTGAAGTTGAGCCAGAGATACTTGCTTTAATTACAGGCAAGCATATTATTAATACGATAACACAATACAAGCCTTTAACGGCTACCTGTATATCACTAGGTGGTAAAGTTGAGACTGAGATTTCACTTAGAAACTTTAAAACTTTAAACCCTGAGTTATACGACACAGTTAAAAAAGACTTAGACAAAAGGTCTTTCAATTACACATACAAAAGAAGAAAACTAAAAGAGACTGCTAAGCGAGGCGAGGTTGCTGCTTGGGAAGAATGGACAACGCCGACTAAATTGCATGTAGGTCTTAGATTGGTTGAGCTAATGTGTTATGCTACTGGTATGATTGAAATTGGTACAGAAACCATTAATCATAAAAAAGCTAAAATAATCAAACAAACAGAAAAAACTAGAGAGTGGATTAAAAACAGAAATGGTTTTAATGAGCTTTTAAATCCAGAATACTTACCAACTGTTATGCCACCTAAAATGTGGTCAACTGTTGTTGGTGGTGGTTACTGGACAAAAGAAATGCCTGAGTTGGACTTGGTGAAACAAAAGAACAAGTTGTTTAAAAAAGAACTTGAGAATTTTGATATGCCAAAAGTGTATAATGCCGTTAACTTGATGCAGAATACACCTTTTAAAATTAATAAGTTTGTACTAAAAGTAATGCAGGATGCTTGGGACAAAGGTCTTGATGTTGGTGGAATGCCATCAATTCAAAACATTGAGATACCTAACAAACCGCATGACATTGATACGAACCCTGACACTAGGCGTGTATGGAAGAAGCAGGCCGTAATAGCTCACACAGAGAATGCTAGAAGATTTTCTAAGCGTTTGCTGTATGCTAAAATTATGTGGCTTGGTGATAAGTTTAAAGATTACGCAACATTATACTTTCCGCTGCAATTAGATTTCAGAGGCAGAGCTTATTGTGTACCAGCGTTTTTAAATTATCAAAGTATATCAGGTGCTAAGGCTTTATTGTCTTTCACTAATGGTGCGCCTATTACTAAAGAAAACAAAGGTATCTTTTGGCTAGCTGTACACGGTGCAAACATGTACGGTGAGGATAAAGTTACACTTGCAGACAGAGAGCAGTGGGTATTGGATAATGAATACTGGATTTTAGAATGTGCTAGTGACCCGTTGACTAATAGAAGATGGGAAAACGCTTCTAATGCATTTCAATTTCTGGCATTTTGTGATGAGTGGCGTAAGTTTAAAGAACATGGCGAGGGCTTTATATCTCACATACCAGTGAGTGTTGATGGTTCTTGTAATGGACTTCAAGTTTACTCATTGATGCTTAAAGATGCAAAAGCAGGCAAGCTTGTTAATCTTACACCAACAGACAAACCACAAGATATTTATCAACTTGTGGCTGATGCTGCTATTGAGAAGTTAAAATTAGATGCAAAAGAAAATAAACCTTTTGCACAGCTGTGGCTTGACTACGGCATTAAACGCTCAACTACTAAACGTAGTATTATGACTATCTGTTACGGTTCAACTAGATACTCATGTACTGACTTTGTTGTTGAGGATTTAACTAAGAGAAAAGACAAAGGAGAAAACCATCCATTTTTGGATGACGTTTTTAAGCCTGCTAGCTACTTGGCTAGTGTTATCTGGGATAGTATTGGAGATAATTTAAAATCAGCGAGAGTTGGTATGAATTATTTACAGACTATTGCTAGAATAGTGGCTAAAGAACAGTTACCCGTTCACTGGGTTACACCAGTTGGTTTTCCTGTATATCAATCTTACCCTGAGATGAAATCTAAAAGGGTTAAGGCTATGTTAATGGGTCAAGTTATTAAACCCAGAATTAACACCGAGACTGATAAGACAGACAAACTAAGAATGGGAAACGGCGTAGCACCTAATTTAGTGCACAGCGTTGACAGTGCTGCCATGATGGAGACTGTTAACATTGCTTACAAAAAAGGAATTACTAATTTTTGTAACGTGCATGATAGTTTTGGTACTACCGCAGGAGATGTTGAAACGCTCAATCAATCTTTGAGAGAAGCGTTTGTTACAATGTTTACGGAAAATGATATTCTATTAAATTTTAGAAATGATGTCCTTAAACAATTACATCCAAGCCTGCACTCTAAATTACCTGATGTCCCTGAAAAAGGCGATTTAGATATTAAACAACTCAGGGAAAGCGTGTTCTTTTTTGCATAAGCAATTAAGTACCCGTAGTAGATAGGAGTATACATGGCAAAACATAACTATGTTAAAATTGTTAGTGAAGAGGGCGTTAGTAAATACGCTTGGCTCACTACACCTGACACTAAGTTTGATAAAGATGGACATTACAAAGTCAATCTTGCAGTTAGTGCAGATAAGGCTCAACCATTAGTCACGTTGATTGATGCTGAGATGCAGAAGAGTATGGAGATAGCTAAGGAAAAAACTAAGAAACCTGTAAAAATGGCTAATGCACCTTACGTTGTTGAAACTGATGGAGAAGGTAAAGAAACTGGAAACATTGAGTTTAAGTTTAAACGTAAAGCACAAATCATTACTTCAGATGGAAAAGTAGTTCCATTTAAAGTTGCTATCTTTGATAGTTCTGGAAAACCAATGGTTGATACCAATGTGTGGTCTGGAAGTAAAATGAAAGTAAGTGCTGAGCTTGTTCATTGGAACACAGCTATGGCAGGTGCAGGTGTATCACTAAGATTGCGAGCTGTGCAAATAACAGAGCTTGTTGAAGGTGGTGCAGACAATGCAAAAGGCTACGGTTTTGACAAAGTAGAAGGTGGTTTTACATCACCAGAAAAGGCAGTAGAAGAAAATGTACCTAGCAATGAGACGGAAAACGAAACTGACTTCTAAGCAAGTTGGTTTAGTGCATGGGTTCAGGTCTGGATTGGAAGATGCAATTGCAGCTGAGCTCAAAACAAAAAGTGTTAAGTATGAATACGAGAAGACTAAGTTAAATTATACTAAGCCTTCAAAGGTTCATACTTACACACCTGATTTTTATTTAATTGATAGAGATATTTATATTGAAACAAAAGGTTACTTTACAACTCAAGACCGTCAAAAGATGCGTCTTATTAAAGAACAACACCCAAAGTTAGATATTAGATTTATCTTTAGTAATTCAAAAACTAGGATTAGTAAAAAATCAAAAACAACATATGGGATGTGGTGTGAGAAATACGGTTTTACGTATGCTGACAAACACGTTCCAAAGGATTGGTTATGAGCAATATAAGAAAAGAAACTAAATATATCGTAATTCATTCTTCCGAAACAAAACCAAGTGAAAACTTGGATGTAACAGATTTAGATACACAGCACAGAAAAGACGGATTGTTTTCTTGTGCGTTTCACAAAGTTATAACTAGAGACGGCGCAGTGCAAGATGGTAGAGATATACAAATTGCAGGAGCTCACGTTGATAGTAATATAACTTTATCTAATAAAAATTCTATTGGAGTTTGTCTTATAGGCGGGCAAGCTCTCAATGGACAGCCTGATTGTAACTATACCTTTAAACAGTATGATAGTCTCGTTAAACTTATTACTGAACTAAAGACGGAATACAATCAAGTTGAAATTGTTGGTCACAGAGATGTGACTGGCTCTTTATCTCCACACTTCGATGTTAAAGAATTGTTGAGATAGTTTGTTTGTGCTTACTGGGTAGAAATACCCAGTGAGTTTTAACCCATAACCAGAGGATTATAATGTTTGAAATAATATTTGTTTTAGTAATGTTAAACTTAATACTAATAAATCATGGATAATGTTAGTGAGTTTTTATATCACACACCATGTGATGAGTGTGGCTCAAGCGATGCAAATTCTTTGTATTCGGATGGGCACACTTTTTGCTTTTCATGCAACACAACTAAAAGAGGACTTGACGATATGCAACCAATACAAAAAGAAGTTAGTAAAGATTTTATCACAGGTAATATCGCAGAGTTATCAAAAAGAAAAATAGATTTAAACACAGTACAAAAATTCAATTACCAAACTGGTAGTTACTTTGGTAGACCTTGCCAGATAGCAAATTACTACGACAAAGATAAAACTTTAGTCGCACAAAAATTAAGATTCCCAGATAAAACATTTCAGTGGCTGGGCAATGCAAAAGAATCAGGATTGTTTGGACAGCACCTATGGCGTGACAAAGGTAAAATGATTGTCATTACAGAAGGTGAAATAGATGCCTTAACAGTTAGTAAATTAAATTCAAACAAATTCCCTACAGTAAGTATTAAGACAGGTGCAGCAGGAGCTAAAAAAGATATTCAAAAAGAACTTGAGTGGCTTGAAGGTTTTGAATCTGTTGTCTTAATGTTTGACCAAGACGATGCAGGACAAAAAGCAGCAGTAGAATGTGCTAAACTATTCTCACCAAACAAATGTAAGATAGCAACGTTACCTTTAAAAGATGCTAATGAAATGTTGTTAGCAGGTAAAACAGCAGAGCTTACTAATTGTATGTGGAGTGCAAAAGCTTACAGGCCTGATGGTATTATATTGGGTGCTGACATGTGGAAAGAAATAAAAGCAGAAGACAAAACAGTTAGCGTACCTTACCCGTTTGAATGTCTTAATACTAAGACACATGGATTGCGTAAAGGTGAGCTTGTTACAATTACCGCAGGAAGTGGAGTTGGTAAATCAAGTTTTTGTAGACACAGAGCCTTACACTTGCTTCAAAAAGATTACACCGTAGGTTACATAGCCTTAGAAGAAACAGTTAAGAGAAGTGCTTTAGGTATCATGGGTGTTGAACTCAAGAAACCTTTGCATTTAACCAGAGAGGGCGTTAATGAACAACAACTACAGGAGACTTTTAAATCAACTGTTGGTAATGGGAAGTTTTATTTATATAATCACTTTGGTTCTACAGTAGCTGACAATTT